CCCGGCGCTTCAGGCAGCTCTAGGTAAGGGAAGTCAGGTATTGCTTCCCATTCCATTATTTATTAGGGAACAATCCTGCAGTAACAAAAGCAACTACTTTGTCATCAACATCATTATCAGTTGATTTGGCATATGCCTTTAGAAGATCAAGAATAAGGAATTTAACCTTTTCTGATTTCATAAAGGAGAATAGGATTGGACGGATAAGTGTAATCATTTTTTAGACCTTAGGTTCAGGTGTGTAATCAGCAGGAAGACCGCATTCTTCTTTTGCAGCTACTGTTTCATCTGCTGTCAATTTAGTAATAGTAATAGTAGTATTTTTTACATTGCTTAATTTACCGCCAGACCGCAAAGCAAAGACAGTGTTGCTTAGAATTTCAATGTCAGGACTACCGGGAAGTCCGTAACCCCAAGTCTCTTTTAGTCCTGTATTTTTGTATTTGTAAAACATAGTTAATTACTTAATTAAATAGTTAATGATTTTAAATGGAAACCGCTAATAACCAGTCCGGCACTCTCACTAAGGGCAGGTCCACCGAAGTAAACATTTCCAGAGGCACCAATACATGTCCAGTTTTCATTATTTAAAGCACCATCACCCATCATCACACTGACAAAAGGTTCCGGTTGTGTATTTACAGCACGCCATCCGATAGAATTTGTGGCGTTTCCTTCAAAGTCCACAGTATTATCATTTTCGATATACAATGAAGGGTTCTGGGTTTTCATGTTACCGCTTTGCCATAGTTGACCATTAGAGTCAAGCATAAAGTGATAAGCGGTAGCGCCAGTATTATAAACACCACGTCCTGCATAAACAATACAAGGATCACCAACTTTTACTAAAGTACCTACACTTTCGCGAATAGAAGTAGTAGCATCCCCCGTACGGAACACACATTCAGCTAAATTCCAAGCGCTTTCAACGGATGCAGATGCACCAGATGTAATTGAGTTAGCCGTACCTTGCTGGTTTGTAAGATTATAACCACATGAATACATGCGGATATTAGAGTCATCACCACCATCAGTAATAAACCATTGTGTAGGATAACGACCGCTACTCATCCACATAGAAACAACCTCTTGGTTATCACTATTAATGGTTGTAGACGCATCAGTTAGTTCAACAGGTAACGTTGCATTAGCACTTGTGCTTGAATAACTCCCAGTATATTGCCCAAAAGCTTCTCGACTGCCTAAGAAATATACTTTACCTTCAGTAGTTAAAATGTAAAACTTTGCACGGCCCCAATCAGCACCAGCGCCCATAACATGAGTCACAGCTTTACCATTAATGGCTGAACCAGTAACAGCAGTCATCTCAATTGGAGTGGAGCGGTCTGTTGTTGAATTATCACCTAATTGTCCGTTACCATTATCTCCCCATCCCCAAAGCTTACCGTCCTCATCAATAGCATAAGCACTAACAGCACCAGATCTGCCAAAACAGAATACAGAAACGATATCTACACTACCAAAACTTGTAGGGTTAATACGTCTGAAAAAGTAGTTTGCAGTTGTATTACCTACTCCAAGCTGTCCTGAGTTGTTCAGGCCCATTATAAATACTTCACCATCTGTACTTACAGCCATAAGATTTCCAATAGCATCGGTGCCTGCAGCAGTAGTGGCGAACATTCCATCTTTAGCGGAAAAAGCAAATTGCTTAAATTTCGGGCGATCAGCACCAACTAATTCGGTCGAACCATCTTGGTCATAAGCAGCAATATTTTTCAGTGCAGCGTTAGATGCCACAACCCCACCTCTGCCATTAGATCCAACACTGGTACCTAGACCAGCCTTAAATAGCATACCGTTTTCGGTAAGTACAATATTTTGATCTTTTACACGATATTGTTGGATAATTTTTGGTGTATCAAATATTGTATAACCAAGATTGGTACCGTTTAGGTCAGTCAGGAACTTTGCATCAACGGTGTTACCAGCAATTGCTGCCCTAAAATACTGTGGTAATGACATTTGAGCAGTGTAAACACTATTGTCTGTTGTACCTGTATTTGATAAGTGCCCAATCGCTTCTGCGCCATAAGTTGAGCCTGCAGTAGTAACAATGCTAAAACGGCCCCAACTATAAGTTTTACCGTTTTTTGCTACAACAGACTGTGCCTGAAAGGCAGTCTCACCAGGAGTGTTACCACCAATACCACCACGACCATATTCAGCATGTTGTTGGATAGCAAGAATATCAGCTGTTTGTGTATTACGATAGTCGTTAGCACATCGGCTGCCAAGGTTAGATTCACCACTTGCTGATACTGCTCCGCCTGAAAAGCTAGGAATACGAGTAAGAGTTGTGATATTAATTGTAGCTATATCAGTACCATTACCTTCATTACGAATTACAAGTGTTGAAGGAGTAGTGTCGGTAACTGTAAGTGTAAGGGAACCTCCTTGTGTTGCAGTAGTTGTAACACTAACTGGATTTGTTACAATACGTCCCCCTGTACCTGATCCATTGTAACCAGAATCATTTGGATCTTTTACTGAATAAGTTTGCTCTAATGCTGGAAACGTAATTTTATACTTGCGTCCAGTTGATAGATTAATAGTAGCATTTTCTGTATTACTACCCTGAACATTAGTAGCATCATCGTCATCAGTTAGAATTGCTGTATTAGGTGTTCCTGTACCCACACTGTATGTAAAAGCTTTCTCAAAAGTGTGTCGTGGATTTTCTACAACCTGAAGAGTTGCACCTACTGCTCCAACAGCTAGACGGGAGTTGTTATTTTGGTTATCCCTAACTAACATATCTCCTGCTGTAGTCAGTACATTATTAGCAGGTGCAGGCAGAAGAAGAGTCCAGAAAGCACTTGGGGGTGCGTTATCTGCAGCAACAGCCTGATTTGCAAGATATACTGCACTTTCGTGCGTAACGATGTCATATAGGAAATAAGTAGCGGTGTTATTCCAAGCGCCTCTATGATTTAATCCCTGTGTCATCTCATCAAAATCATCATGAGAAGGAGGGACAATTGTATTTGTTGCCGGGATATCAGCGGTTGCTACATAAGTAGAACCATTGTGAAAAACAACGTCATCTGTTTCGTATGCAGTGGTGGTTGCGTATGTACCCTGCCACTGAAATTTAAGTTTGCCGAGATCAATAAGTGCCATAATTAATGTAAAGTAATAATAAGGTGTCCGTTTGTGTTAAATGCAATTTTTGGTATTCCTTGTAGATCGCCAAGTGCGTGAAGTAAATTGCTAGCTCCTAGAAAATCGTGTCTAGTGTCTTTGTAAATAAAATCTGTTGGGTCAAATGTTTCTTGAGTAGCTTCATCTCCATCATCTTCACTATAGCTAATCTCCAGCATTGATCCGTCGTTTCCTTCACCAGCAGTAACTCGTCTAAATCCCATAAATACACTACGATTACCTGCAACAGCATCAGCATAATCTTCTGAAGATTGTCTAGTTGCAGCATCTTGTGGATCCACAGGATCAGCGAGGTTGGTAATTCTACTAGTGCTTACATCGACAGTACCTGTACCATTAGGATCTAATACAATATTTCGATTACTTACGGTAACAATAGACTGCTCATTTGTATCTAAATCTCCGCCTAGTTGAGGTGATTGATCAGAATCTATTTCAGTAGCAAATGAACCTCCAGTCATGGTGATTGCACCAGTCCGTTGGTCTACAGTAAAGAAATCACCAACACTAAATCTACCATTATGGTCAGTTATTGCAGTCCAAACTCTACCATTATTTGCTTCTACGATTTGATTGTCGTCATTTGGTACACCACCATTTTCAGGTAATGCGTTGTAGTTAGTACCACTACCTACATATTCCATCGTGTGACCGCTAGAAGCAATCTGTGAACGAAGGAAAAACGAAACAGCAGCATCATCATCAATAGCACCATCTACACCTTGGTTAGTGGCACGAGCAGTAGCCAATGGTCTGCTAATAGTTACAGTCCATCCAGCATTTCCTTCAGTATCAGTACGTTCTACTGATGAAAGTACAGGATACGTTATACTATTGACAGTGACCAGCATGTTTTCTTGTGGTTTTGTTGCTGTACCATGCCAAACAGTACCGCGAGTAGGTGCATTTATATTAAAAGTAGTTGATTCATCATCAACTGCACCATCAATATTTGATGTGAAAACAGCTACACTAGATTGTCCATCAGCTACTAATGCCTGATTACCAAAATCTGTAGTTGATGCAGCTAGATTTGCTTGACCACCATTTAAAGCTTTAATATGATATCTATTAAAGAATGCATAACTGCTAGTACATTGAGTGAAACCATTGTTAGTAACAAGAATACCAGGACCATTTAGACATACTTGTGTATAGCTATCAGCCACCATTGAGCGTAATGGACTGTTAGTATTTACAGCACCACCGTCAATACACAAACCACCACCAGTTGGTGCAGAAGTAGTGTCACCTGCAATACCTCCCCTAGGATTATGTGCTCTCAGGTCGCTATTATCAATTTCACTATCAGAAAAGTTAGTACAATTCTGAATGTAAGGTGACTTAGCAATCATCGCATTATTGTAAAATGCAACATTCCAACCTTGTGTTTCTGGTAGTACTGCATCAAGAGTGTTACCAGTACCAGTACCTGCTTTTACACCTAAGAACGTAAGGTTCTGGATAAATGATCCGCTACTTACTTCAAACAAGTTGTTTGTTTCAGTTGCTACAGTTGGATGTACAATACAACTTCTAAGTGATTGTCCAATAATACTAAGGTTACGGCGTTTCATTTGAATCGGAGCTGTTTCTTGATAGACACCAGCCGATACAATAATTGTCTGACCATCACCTGTACCACCAACAGTAATTTCAAGTCCAGAACCAGTAGTACCTATATCTGCAACAGCAGCACTTAAGACATCACCAATATCATAGTTTTCTAGAGTAGTTGTATTGTTTACTGTAACTGATGTCACAGTACCGCCATCACCAACTACAATATCAGCAGTTAATCCTGTAGCATTACCACCTGTAAGGCTAACAGTTGTATAAGTTCCGGCAGTATATTCACTACCAGCATTAGTAATGCTAACTGAAATCTCTGCATTGATCTGATTAACAGCAGCTCTAATGGTTTGCTTAGGACGGCTGACACGATGGCCATCACTCTCATCAGAACCGGCTTCTGTATCTACATAGATAACCTTAGGCTGGCTAACAAACGTACCGCCAGATGCAACAGCAAGCCAACTCTCTCCGGTATAAACCGAATATGTTAGATCTGTATCGTTTTGTAGCCAGCTTTTACCTACAGGATAATCACCACTGGGAGTTCCTGATTGTACTATTGTTCTAAATTCATCAGAAATGGCTTGAGTAGTAGCGATTGAATCATCGTCATCTTCCCATGTTTCTGCACTAGTCAGTGTTTCACCTAGTTCGTCTTGGAAGCGAGCATCAATAGCTGCTGTAGTAGCAACTCTAGTATCATTGCTAGTCCAATCATTAGTTGATTTTACTGTGTCTGCATCTTTATCCCATGTATTAGCTACAATTTCTTGTACAGCATAATTATTTTGGAAAAAATTTTCGTTCAAGTCTTCTGCTTTAATAGCAGAACCCGGAAAAAATGTAGCAGATAGTGAATCAACATCTGTATCTCTGTAGATACGAATAGCTACATCACTAGCTGGTGCTGTAGTAAATGCAATTGTTGTAGCGTTGGCAAATGTAAATTCAGTTGTAGCAACATTATCAAGTGTTACCTTGACATCATCTTGCTCTAAATATTCAAATGTAAATGAATAGTTCGTTGTCGATCCATTCCCTGTATATGTATTTTGTATGATTGCCATTAGTAACGAATGTTAAGGGTTGAATCAATTCCAGGCATTAAACCTTGTTCAGCTCTTTGATCAGCAAATTGTTTTTCCATAATACGTTGTTCAATAGAAAGACGTACTGGTGATTCCAATTCATTGAAAGCTAGTTCTTCAGCATTTTTTAGTGCTGTATCCAGCAACATATGGATCTGGTCATATCTACCAATAGGTACTTGATCAGATTTTATACCACGTCTCCGTGCTTCTTGTAGTTCATTAATAGTATTACGCGCCTCAGCTGTACGCATAATTTTTTTTATTTCATCTTTTAAATAACCTCTTTTACCCATTAGGCTGCTTAATTCTGCACGTTCAGTATTAAGCAAGTCAACACCATTACGTTTCTTAAATGCACTAGATACATCATATTCAATATCATAGAGGAATTGCTCTTCTTTAGACATTGCAGGATGTATTTTAAGTGGTGAGGCAGAATTATAAATGCGTTGTAGCATTGTATATTTATTAGGTG